GCAGAAAACCCAGAGGTAGCTGAAAAAATCAGTGGCATGTCTTTGATTAGTGCCTTGAGAGAGATTGGGAAGTTGGAGGCTAGATTTGACAAGCCTGCTGAAGCACAAAAGCCTGCTGTGAGAAAGAGCAATGCACCAGCACCTATTAATCCTATTAGAGGGGGTTCTAATGTTGAAGTGCCAATAGATTCAAATGGGAATTTTAATGGTACTCCAGCACAATGGAAAGAACTCAGGAAAGCAGGAAAGATAAGGTAAACAATTTTTTAATCTTAAAAGGAAATCAAAATGGCAAATAATTTGCTAACAATATCCAAGATCACCAATGAAGCGTTGATGGTTTTGGAAAACGAGCTCACATTTTCAAGCGAAGTTGATCGCAACTATGACGACCAGTTTGCCGTAGTTGGTGGCAAAATCGGGAATACTGTGAATGTCCGCAGACCGGGTAGGTTCATCGGGACAACCGGGCCGGCTTTGAACGTAGAAGACTTCAACGAAACTTCAGTCCCAGTAACTCTCTCAACGCAGTTCCATGTGGATACACAGTTCACCACAGCTGACCTTGCACTATCTCTTGATATGTTTAGTGACCGCGTTTTAAAACCTGCGGTCGCTGCCGTAGCAAATAAGATAGATAGAGATGGTCTGACAATGGCGGCTCTCCAAACAGCTAATATTGTTGGAACTGCTGGTACACCACCGACAGGACTCATCACTTACCTAACTGCTGGTGCTTACTTGGATGCTGAAGGCGCACCAAGGGATGGCCGTAGAGCATGTATTGTTGAGCCTTTCACATCAGCAACTATTGTTGATAGCTTGAAGGGTTTGTTCATGCCGCAAGAGGCGATTGCGGAACAATACAGAAAAGGTTTGATGGGTCGTGACTCAGCCGGTACAAACTGGAAATTGGACCAAAACGTCGTAAGCCAAACCTTTGGTAGCTACAGTGGTAACACATTGTCTGCTGACACTACAGCTCAAGTTGGTTACCTCTCAACTGGTTGGTCACAATACTCCACAATTCAGATCAAAGCATCATCTTCAAGCACATTAAATGCTGGTGATGTAATCCAAATTGCTGGTGTATATGCAACCAACCCACAAAACAGACAGGCTTATGGCTCTGGCAAATTGCGTAACTTTGTAATTCAGTCCACAACAACAGTTGGAACTTCAGCTACAAACATTACAGTTGCTCCAGCAGTTATCATTGGTGGTCAGTTCCAAAACTCAATCATAATTGGTTCTACTTCTACTACAGCAGTGGTTACACCTTTCAACAACACTGGAACACTATCTCCACAGAATATGCTTTTCCATAGAAATGCATTTACCTTGGCGGTAGCTGACCTGGAGTTGCCAGAGGGAGTCCACTTTGCAGGCAGAGCATCTGACAAAGAAGTTGGACTTTCCATGCGGGTTGTCCGCCAATACACAATTAATAACGATAGTATTCCTACTCGTTTAGATGTGTTGTATGGTTGGGCACCACTCTACCAAGAACTTGCTTGCAGAATCGCGGCTTAACCCATTAATTTAAAGGAAACTAAAAAATGAGTAATCCCGGACCAGCAACCACAGTCACAGCACATCCACAAAATGTAACCACTAATCAGGCTTTGCGTTTGATTGGTGTTGCCAAGGGTGTTAACCTTAATGCTGTGGCTTTCACACCAGTACCAGTTGTTAACTCAACTGCTTATTTGCCAAAAGAAATGATTGTTACCAATGTAAACAATGCAGGCTCTGTAGTTTCATTGTCAACATCAACAGCTTTGGGCATCACAACCACAAATGCTGGATCACCCTCTAGCTTGTTTGGTGCTTTGACAACTGCACAAATCTCTGCATTGTCAACAGCAGTTTTAGGCACAGCTTATGTTGATTCAAGTTCAACTAGCTTGGCTTATAACAACCAAACTTTATATGTTGATGTAACAGTTGCATCTGGTGCTACTGGTACAGGTGATGTATATGTTTATGGTTATGACTTTAGCTAAAAAAGCTAAATAAATTGAAAGGGCTACTCCCAAAAGGGGTAGCTTTTTCTTTTTTAAACAGTACAATTTAATAATCTTAAAGGAAAAATCATGCCCTCAACCACAATATTGCGTGGAAATGTAAATGCATATTTCTTAGCAAATCCCACACTCACTCCATCAGCAGTAACTGGTACTTCAGCATCACAAAGTTTCACAGTACCTGGTCTTTTGACAACTGATGTTACCAATGTTTCATTCAATGGTGGTGCTCAAACAGCAGGAATTGCAATTGCAAATGACTATGTTTCTGCTACAAACACTTTGACAATTCAATTTGTGAACACATCTGGTTCTTCAGCAACTCCAGCATCAGGTTCATATCTAGTTGAAGTGCTTAGAAGTGATGGTCCAATTCCTGTTAATGCAGTCTAATCATGGCAAATACCAGTGTATACAGACCCATAGGGCAAACCTATGCTGTGGCAGTAACAACAACTGCAAGTAGTTCTTTAAGCATTGTCCCAGTTGGCAATGACCAAATTAACTACTGTGCATTTTTGAATACTGGCTCTACACCTATTGCTATTTCAATTGCTCCTTTAAATCCTACAAGCATCACTCCAACTCCAGCAGTATTGCCTACAGCAGGAAACACTAGCACATCATTTGTGCTTGGTATTTCCATGTCTCAGCCTACTGTGATTGCAGTGCCTGCTAATGGATTTAACTTGAGTGCAGTTGGAACAGCAAATACTTTATATGTAATGCCTGTGGCAGATCAATCATGACAAACCAAGTAGCTTTTACAAACACAACTAACACTGTTCCTGTTACTACTTTCTCTACTCAGCCAGTTATAGCAAGTGGATTTGGTACTTCACCCACAATTAAAGGTGTAAGTCCAAATTGTTTTGCTGTGACTGTGGGTTCAGGAGGCGCGGCATCTGGGACACTCACACTCCCTCCAGCTCCAAATGGTTGGATGTGTATAGCTAATGATGTTACCAATGGTTCAGGTATATTTTTGCAACAAACAGCTAGTAGCACCACATCAGTCACAATGACTGGTTATGGAATTACCACTGGACTTGCAACAAATATGTCTGCTGGTGATGTAATTGTTATGACTTGCACTGCATATTGATTATGAGTGCTCCTGCCCTAACATCTGACCAAAATATCCTGCCAGTTCAGGCATATTTTAATTTAGATGGTAGTTTTAATACTTTTATAGGGCAAGGACAGCCTTTTTATGCCACTTTGAACCCAGTTCAGAGTGGTCTGACAATTACAAATAGCACAATAAATAGCTCCTCCATTGGACTAGTTACACCATCTTCAGGTGCTTTTACCAATATTAGCACCACAACAGGATCAATTAGCACAACTCCAAGCAACCCCACAGATTTAGTAAATAAAAACTATGTGGATATGTATGTGCAAGGCTATGCAATCAAGGCTGAGTGCCAAGTTGCAACTACAGGCAACATCACATTATCTGGCTTGCAAACCATAGATGGCTATACAACTTTGGCAAATGATAGGGTTTTGGTCAAAAACCAGAACACATCATCACAAAATGGAATTTATGTAGCATCTTCAGGAGCATGGTCTAGATCAAGTGATGCAAATACTTGGAATAGCTTAATTTCAGCCTTTACATTCATAATGAATGGTACAACTCAGCAAAATTCTGGCTGGGTTTGTACTATCTCTAGTGGTGGAACATTGGGGGTGACACCAGTTACTTGGAGTCAGTTAGCTAATGCGGCCTCTTACTTTGCAGGCACAGGCTTAACTCTAAGTGCATACACTTTTAGCATTACTCCAGTAGGCACAGCAGGCACTTATGGCTCTGCCTCTAGTGTTCCAGTATTTGTTACAAATGCATCTGGTCAGGTTTCATCTGTAACTAATACATCTATAAGTATTGCTCCAAGCCAAATTAATGCAACCATCCCTAATTCTGGATTAACCAATAGTTCAATTACAATAAACGGAACTAATATTGCACTTGGCGGATCAGGTACTATTACTGCTACTGCTTCCAATGCTTTAACAATAGGTACGGGTTTATCAGGAACATCTTATAACGGAAGTACCCCTGTAACAATTGCAATTGATAGCACAGTAGTTACTTTAACTGGCTCACAAACATTAACAAATAAAACTTTAACTGCTCCTGTAATTAGTACAATTACTAATGTAGGGACATTAACCTTACCCACATCAACAGATACATTGGTTGGTAGAGCAACCACAGATACATTAACAAATAAATCAATTGCTGCAAGTACAAATACTATTACAGGATTAACAAATAGTAATTTAAGTGGTACTGCTGGAATAACTAATGGTAATCTTGCAAATTCAAGCGTTACTGTAAACGGAACTGCTATTTCTTTAGGAGGAAGTGGAACTGTTACAGCCAATACGCCCAATTCTGTTACTTTTAACAGTAGTGGGACAGGAGGCACATCTCCTACATCTTTTAATGGTGGGTCTGCTGTAACTGTAAGCTACAACACTTTGGGGGCATCTCCTTTAGCGGGTTCTTCAAGTTTAACAACAGTAGGCACAATTGCATCAGGCACTTGGAATGGATCGGTTATTGGGTTGAGTTATGGTGGCACAAATGCCAATTTAACGGCAAATGCTGGTGGAATTGTTTATTCAGGAGCATCTGCATTAGCAATAAGCGCAGCTGGATCAACTGGACAATATTTACAAAGTAACGGAACTGGAGCGCCTACTTGGGCAACTCCTAGTGCATCTGTAACTATTTCAGATCAAACATTATCATCAAGCACTTTTTACCCTACATTTGTAAATGCGACAAGTGGTACAACTTCTACAATAGATACTAGTTCTACTAAATTGCAATATGTCCCAAGCACAGGAACTTTAACATCTACTGCTTTTAGTGGTTCTGGTGCAAGTTTAACTAGTTTAACTGCTGGTAATTTGTCTGGGACTATACCTAGTGCTGTACTTGGTAATTCTACTGTTTACATTGGAACTACTGCAATTTTATTAAATAGGGCTAGTGGTTCTATTAACTTAACTGGTACAAATATAGATGGAAGTGCTGGGTCTGCAACTACTGCAACAACAGCTACTAATGCACTAAATGTGCAAGTAACAGACAATACATCTAGTTCAAGCACTTTTTATCCAACTTTGTCGCCTGGAACAACTGGATCAACAAACTATGCTTTAGGCACAAGTTCTACAAAATTGAGTTTTGCGCCAAACACAGGAACTTTAACCACAACTGCTTTGGTTTCTACTGGTGGAAGTATAGACAACACTCCGATAGGTGCTACAACTGCTAACACAGGTAAATTCACAACCCTAGAAGTCACAGGAACATCAACTTTGGGAGATGCTTCTACTACTTATATTCAGGTGGTAGGGGATGCTTTTTACCCTGCAATTAAAGCGGCAGGAGGAACAAATACACCTCTTGTACTACAACCTTTAGGAACAGGAGCATTACAAGCACAACAGACTACATCTAGTGCTACAGGTGGTAATGCTAGGGGTGCTAATGCGGTTGATTGGCAAACAAGTAGAACTACTGCGGCACAAGTGGCATCTGGAGCACAATCTGTAATTTCTGGAGGACAAAATAATACTACCGCAGGAACTCAAGCTGTAGTTGTTGGGGGATCTACTAATACTACCAATTATTCTTATCAATTTATTGGCGCAGGAATTAATAATATATTAAACGGAAGTCCTGCGACAGCATCTGCAATAGTTGCAGGGCAATCCAATACTATTTCTGGGGGCTATTCTGGTATTTTAAATGGACACTTAAATACTGCGTCTGGTTATTTTAACTTAGTGGTTGGTGGCGAATCTAATTCTGCTACTTCTAGCTCAACTGTAACTACACAGACAACAACCATAGCGGTAACTGCAAGTACAACTCTTTATTTATCTAGCACCAATGCGTCAATTAAAGTTGGGCAATTAATATTGGGTACTGGAATTACAAGCATATCAAATAGTAATTCAGCAACCTACGCAACATCATCTGTAACAACAGGAACTCCTGCGGTAATGGCAACGTCCACTATCTCAGGTACAACTCTTACAGTAGGTTCTTTAACCTCTGGAACAATAATAGCAGGACAAGTATTAACAGGAACAGGGGTTACTGTGGGAACATACATTGTTTCAGGCTCTGGTTCTACTTGGACAGTTTCAGCATCTCAATCAGTATCCTCTACAACAATAACAGGAACTGCTTATACATTCACAATATCTCAAAACGCAACGACTG